TGTGGATTGTGGGGTTACCATTCCTCATAAAATAGGGATATTAACTCCTAAAAGGGGTATTTTGGGAAAGATTTTCAAATAACTACAAAAGTGTTGTATATTAAAATATGAGCAAACTACAAAAATATGAACAAATCAAGAAGGTTGCAGTTGAGCATTTTGCTACTAACCCTAACTTGACGGTTAAGGATTTAGCTTTGGAGCTTGGGATAACTGAGAGGACTATAGTTAAATGGCGTACAGACCCTAATTTTATGGATGCTATATATGATAGGTATATGGTGTTGTTTGGAGGGGAGTTGCCTGCAGTATTGAGTGCTATGATACGTGAGGCTAAGTCTGGCAATGTCCAAGCTGGGAGATTGGTATTAGAGCATAGTGGTAAATTGGTAAAGAATATTAATGTTACGGTAGATTCGCCTTTTGAGAAGTATTTAAAGCAGGTTGATATGGATATAGAGGATGCAGAGGTTATAGAAGTGATGGAAGATATACCTATTATTGAAACATTGCCTGATAGAGACATTGAGCCACCTTTAAAGCGAAATAAACGTGAAAAAAAGCAAATTGACGATGCAATTAAGAAAGAACAGTATAGTCAAAAGCGAAAAGAGTGGTATAGGTGGAATAAAAGAGCTAAAGCTGTAGGTGTAGAGCCATTAAGTGCTAGACGACCCACAAAAGGACAGCGAAAAGCATGGGAAGACGAAATAATCAAAAGGGAGAGTGATGATAGAGAAGATAATTAACGTATTAGTGATAGCTGCTATGGTTTTAGTAGCAAATTACCCAATATATGCAAATTTGAAAGATACGGCTAGTGAAGTCAATGGAATAGCTAGAGATATTAAATCTGAGGTATTCAAATGGAGAACAGACGTAAATATTGTCAAAACTAAGCTAGAAAATGTAAAAACTGAAATAATTGGCACGATTGATGATGGAATTACTCAAACAAATAGCGTAATGAGTAAAACTGATGAATTATTAGCTAAAATTAAGCAACTAGAGGAAGATGTTGACCAATTATCAACAAAAATAGAGACTAAAGTCGAAGAAATCAAAGAACAGCCTACAGATGCAATAAAAGACTTACTTAAAATAAAAGGATAAAATGGAAAAGCTAACTACTAAACAATTAACTAAAGTTGTTAATACACAGCAAAATCAAATGAAATCTTTATTAAACTATATAAATGCTTATATTGACTTTAAAGGGGATGGTAATGAATTTGCTAGAAAAGTTAAAGAAAAGTACGGAAAACGTGAAGAAACGGCTAAATAACGACTCTATCATCTATTTCTATGTCTTCTGGGATTAGTTGGCAGTAGCAAAACTCTTTACAGATGCTAAATCCTGTCGCAGGCAGTCCGATTGACTCCCAAGTTTCCCAAGTCTCGACTCTACCTATTCTATCTTGACAATCTGCACATATTTTTGAAGAACCTACGCTTACCCATCTAAATCTTAGGCGATTGCCATAAACGGTATCTTGTCCGAACCTAGCTCCTTGCATAATTCCTGATACAACTCCTCTGCGAAGATTATTTGCAAATTCTCCAAATATTCTTCCTCTGCTTGAAAAGTCATCGTTAAGGATTCGGAATATTTCTGCATCTCCAACATTTGCCTGTCTAAGTCTAAGAATCTCTGATTCAATTCTTGCAGTAAATATGTCAATTGCTGCTGTTGCTCCGATGGCTGACCACAAGAGGATGTTTTGGTCTTCTTCTGTAAGATTTTCCGTAGCTTCTTCAATAGTTTCATATTCCCTCGCCATTTTATTTTTTCATTGCCTTCTTTATTTTTTTGTAATATTTTTCTAAGGTTTTATCATCAGACCTGTAGCTATCAGTATCATGTAGCCACTTTCTAGCAGGAACGGTAGTACCTTTAAAAAAGAACTTCCTTCTTTTCATCCCTTTTGGAACTGCTTTGCCTTTAGCAGGTATTACAGGATTGTTTTTAACTTTATATTCTTTATTGTGATAAATCCCATACTCTTTAAAACGTACACCTGTTTTTGTAGCTTTTATACTATTCCTAAGTTTTCCTGAAGCATTTAAAGGAGGAGTGGTAATAGGATGCTTATTTAAACTTCTAACTAATATAGTTGAATCTTGTATTCCATCCATAGCAGCACCTGTTACAGTAGTTCCTGTTGCAACCCTTTTCTTCATTTTGACTGCTTCTTTATTTATTGATTCAGTCATAAATTCTTTTTGAATTTTTTTATACCTTTTTTTAAGATTTGCAAAACTAAAATTAGTCTTTATTTCTAATTTCATCTGCAAATTCCTTTCCTAGTCCTTTAGCGTTCATATAGCGAGGTATATTTTCTACAACTACCTTCTCTGCGAATAGTTCTGCCCATTGTCTTGGGTTTTCTATAATACTTGCAACATTGCCTTCAAATTCTATATCAAACTTGTTCAGTTCCTTGAGCTTCTTGGCGTACTCTATCAAAGAGTGAGAGTTTTTCGTTTTTCTGCTTGTTTTCTTCGATGATGGCATCTGCTTCCTCTATTGTTAAGTCTTTGTTGTATTCTACAAGTAGCTTTCCTTGTGTTACTAGGTTATTGGCTAGCCTGTGATTGTCTAAGTCTATTTGGTCTCTTACTGTCTTTGGATATTCAGGTTCATTGAAATCAACATTAAGTTCTTCAGGTAATTTAATGCCGTTATATCCAGCGATTGCTCTCTCTACTTCGTATAAGTCATGCTCATACATATTCCAAAGCTCTAAATCGTCTTGATAATCTTCAAATCTCTCTAAATCTTTAATTTTCAATGCGATACCTGATGGTGTTTCGCCTCCATCTTGTGCAAACTGAACATATAAATGGTTATTTTGAGCTACTAAGTCTATTTGGAACTTAACATTCTCGATTACACTCTCAATATTTCCTGATGGAGACACTATGCCAAAATTAGCACCTTCAGGTAAGTCTAATATAGTATCAGAACCTGCTCTTTCCAAATGCTTATCTCCATTTAATCCTGTAATAAATGGTTGCCCAAACATTTGAAATCTTAACCCTAATTGAAGTTCAGTCATTGTGATATTAACCTGTTCATTGCAGCTCATCACATCTGTAGCTCCTTCAACAAAGAAAGAGTCAATCAATTCTTCTTTATGAGTGAATAAAAATGGTATAACCCCATAACCATGTTGATATTCTGCCATTATATTCCCTTCTTCGTCATAATGAACATATCTATCTGAATCCCAATAAGCATATTGAAGCTTTTGAGTAAATGAAGGGTCATCTACCCCAAAAAGTATTGGATATGTTATTGCTGTTGGAGTGAATGGGTTGTTTTCATCAAAATGAGCTGAAAAGTAATAAACAGGTCGATAATCAAAACAAGGCGTTGTCAAATCATCTCTGTATATAACTTGAGTCGCAACTGTGCCACATAATCGTGTCATTCTTTCGATATGCTTCATCCTTGCATCTTTTTTACGAGTAAGGTAGGAATATTGCTCATCCATATTCCTAGAAGCCCCTACTGTATAGATTCTTGACATCTTATTTACAAATCTTCTTGTGAAATTTGCATTGTATAAGGGTATTTCTCTAAAAGCATCAGCAGAAAAATAATTAGATATATATTTGTCCGTTTCAGTACCTGTGTAGTAGTCAAGAAGCTTTCTTATTTCCATTCTTCTAGCTTTTTCTCTGCTCACTTTTGCATCTTTTATTGATTCTTGTATAATTTGTTCTACTGTCATCTTTGTCTAATCCTTATGTCTCTATTTTTAATTGGGAACTGATTTACGAAAAAATATCTAAGCATATCAGTACCATGGTCGTGTTTGCCGTCTTTAATTGGCTCTGGTTTCAAATCTTTACCTTCTTTTGCCTCAGGGTAACGATAGTTCTCTAAATCTATCGCCATATTTGTACATTTCTTATCTAAATGGAAAAACCTCTCGCCTTGAGCATTTTCTATAAATCCTCTGACATGACTAATCCCTGAAGCTATACTTCGAGAAGTTTTATCTCTTACGCTATGCACTTGTATGCCATGTCTTCTAAAAATTTCTATATCTCCTAATCCTGACTGTCCTTGAGCTTGATGTCCTGC